CACACCTTGCAAGTGCGTTTGACTTTCTGGCATGGGATAAAGGTAAGCACTTCACAATGAGCGCGAACGAGAAACATAAGACCGATATAGGCGGGTTTTGGCGGATTGAAAACCGCCCGATTTCCCATGTCGGCGTTGTTCCGTATCTCGGCAAATCGCTGAATACGCAGAAGGACGCTGACGGGAACCAGACCTTCCATCTGCCGCCCAACAAGGTCTATTTTGTGTTCCGTCCCCCAGAGGAACTTTTCGCGCCCGAAGCGATTGCATCCTTCAACGGCAAGCCCTTCATCGACGAACACACGATGCTCGGCAAGAACTTCACTTCGGTCGAAGAACTGCCCGCCGAAGGCACGATTTCCAACGTCCGCCGTTCGCTTGACCGCCCAGGCTTCCTCATCGCAGACTTCGACATCTGGACGGAGAAGATGCAGAAGAAGATTGAGGGCGGCAAGAAGCAGTTGTCCCTTGGCTACTTCTGCGTGTACAAGGAGCAGAAGGGCGTGTACAACGGACAAGCCTACGATTTCATTCAGACAAAACTTCGGGGCAACCACATTGCCCTCGTTGAACGCGGCAGGATGGGGTCTGTCTGCTGTGTTTGCGACAACGCGCTGACGATAGACCTCATCGAAGGAATCCACGATAATATGGAGAACAACAAGAAAGACGACGCGAAGAAGGACATGAAGCCCGAAGACGCGCTTGCCGAATGCCTTTCAGGGGCTGACGACGAACTGTGTCAGAAGATTCTTGACTTCATCGCCAAGGAGAAGTCCGCCAAGGGCGGCGACTCCGCGTCTTCCGATGCCAATGCAACCGCCACCGCCGCCACTGATGGCGGCAAGAAGGAAGGTTGCGACGGCGCGGGATGCCCCGACAAGGGCGGCGACGCGGCAGTAGCCACCGACGGCGGTACACCGCCTCCTCCGCCTCCGAAGGAGTCCGACAAGGGCAACGACGGCGATGCGAAGAAGGACGGTGATGGCGACGCGCAGAAGGGCGACGACGGCAACGCTGATGCCAACGCCAACGCCGACAACGGCGGAGACGATGGCAAGGGCGGTGACGGCAACGCCGATGCCAATGCAAACGCCGACAACGGCGGCGATGACGGAAACGCCAACGCCGACGGAGACGGCGACGGCAAGGGCGACAATGCGCAAGCCACGGACGGTTGCAACGGCGGCAACTGCGCCTCCGCACAGGACGGCGCGGCTACCCAGACCAACGCTTCCGTTTCTACACCCAAGCAGAACCTTGAAGCCAAGGGCGACGGCAAGGGCGACGATGACGACAACGACAAGGGCGACAAGGGCGACAACGGCAACGCCGATGCCAACGCCGATGCCAACAACGCCGACAACGGCGGCAAGGGCGACGACGATGGCAAGGGCGGCGACGACGGCGCACAGAAGCCCGCCGAAACCAACGACTGCGGTACGGCGACGGACAGCGGCAACAAGGGCAACGGCTGTGGCACGGGGAATGACTGCGGAAACGCGATTGCGAAGGACACCTTCATCGAGATTTCCAAGGCTATCCACCGCCGCGACCTCCTTGCGAAGGCGGTTGGCGAAATCGTTGGCGTTTTCGACGCTTCGGAGATGACGGAGAAGGAAGTGGCGGAATACGCCGTTTCCCATCTTGGCATCGCTTGCGACAGCGGCGAGGAACTTGCCGCAGTCCGTGGCTACATGGCTTGCGCGGCGAAGCAGTCGAAGATGAAGCCAGCCTTCACGACTGACCACGACGACACCCAGAAGGTGACGGCGGCGAAGTCCAAGGGCGACCTCATGAAACAGTATCTCGGTTAACAAACTACCCACAAAAACGGAGAAATCCAAAATGGCAACAATGCAGAAAGAAGTCCTGACGCGCTCTTTTGAGGATGCGGGTACGACCTACGCTTGGAAGGATGCGGCAGGAACAGAACAAGGCACCGGCAAGGTGCAGAAGATGAAGACGGGCGGTCTCGCTCTCGGCGTTCCGGGCGACCCCTACGACGACTCCCCGAGGCGCGTCCAGCCCTTCATCATCGACGAAGCCCGCAAGGTTGGCGGCTATGTCCCCAACTACGGACTTATCGAGAACTCGAAGGAGTACGCCCTCTACGGCGGGCTTGCCCCCTCTCTCGCGCTCGTCAAGGGTCAGCAGTGCAACTGCGCCTCGATGGGTCACTTCGTCGTGGCTTGCGGCAAGTCCAAGGGCGGCGCGAAGGTTTACTACGCCACGGCGGTTGCGGAGGGTGTCCTCAAGGGCGACCTCTCTTGCGGAACTTTCAATGCGGAGACGGGTGCGCAGACTGCTCCTGCAGGCTCCTACGCGGAAGTCCCGAACGCCCGCATCGTGATTCCGTCCGCGACGGACGACGGTCTTTCGGTCATCGAACTCGGCTAATCCCCGAAGTACCATCCGATACAAGGAAAGGCACAGAACAAAATGAAAAACACCACATCAGCAATCAAGACGAGCCTCGACTACAATCAGGTCAAGGCACTTGCGATGGATTCCTTCGAGGGCGGCACGGCTGAATTCCTTGAAGGTCTCGGTATCGCTTGCGACGCGGACGATGCCATCGCCGCTGTGATGGACGCTATGCCGACCATCACGGAAGGTTCGGTCATCACTCCGTGGCAGTTCCTCCAGCACTGGATGCCCAAGGCTGTGACGGTTGTCACCCAAGCCACCAAGATTGACGACCTCGTTGGTCGTACTATCGCGGGCGAATGGCATGACGAGAGCATCGTTCAGGAAATCATCGAGTACACGGGTCACACCCGTCCGTATGGTGACATGAACAACACGCCACTCGCCTCCTTCAACCGCGTGTACGAAGACCGCACCATCATCCGCTTCGAGGAAGGTCTGATGACGGGCAAGTTGGAGGAACTCCGCACGGAAGCGGCGGGTTCGCGTGTGTCGTCCTACGACACGAAGCGTGCCGCTCTCGCGGCTTCCTTCAAACTCGACCAGAACGCGGTGGGCTTCTTCGGCTACAACCTTGGCCGCAACAAGACCTACGGCATTCTGAACGACCCCAACCTCCCGAACTTCGGTCAGGTCATGCAGGGCGCGGCTTCCTCGACGAAGTGGGAGACGAAGACCTACCACGAAATCATGCGCGACATCAACAGCGCGGTTGCCGAAATGCGCACCCAGACGGGTACGAACTTCGACCCCGACCGCGATTCGTTCGTGCTTGGCGTTGCCTCCAACTGCGTGGACTTCCTCGCGACGGAGAACGACCACGGCAAGAGCGTGAAGCAGTGGTTCAAGGAGACGTTCCCGAAGGCGCGGCTCGTCGCTGTTCCCGAATTCGCGGGTGCTGTGGGCGGTGAAAACTGCTTCTACATCATCCTCGACAAGTTGAACGGCAACAAGTGCGTTGACCAGTTCGTCCCCGCAGAGTTCCGCCTCCTCGGTGTGGAACAGAAGGCGAAGGGTCTGTTCGAGGTCTACACGAACGCCACGGCGGGCGTGATGGTTCTCCAGCCCATCGGCGTGGTTCGCAAGTTCGGTATCTAATCCGAATCTGCGGGTCAAGGTGTCCCCCGCTTGCGGGATTCCCCAAGCGGGGGCATCGCTCCCCTTCCGAAACGCACGGATGCCGACGAAGCGATGAACGGCGCGGATGCCATGCGGAAGCCAACTCAAAAGCGAAAGTTGAAGGACGGCTCTCCGTTAGCGCGGGAACTTGAAAAGGCGGATTCCGTGTAGCCGATACGAAGGGCGATGTTGCTCCACTTGCAACCCAATCGGTTTTGTGGTACAATATCGGACATCGGCTCAAAAGCAAGCAAAGCAAGCAACTGAAAAGGACTGAAAAAATGGCTAACTACATCCACTCGAAATTGGCTAACAACGTCGATTTCGACATCTTCGCCCCCGTCAAGGGGTCTATCGCCCATGTCACGAAGCGCGTCTCCGTCGAAGGCGGATGCGGCGTGAACGACAAGTTCCGTGGCATCGTGCAAATCGGCAAGGCTACCGAAGTCTCCGACGAGGAACTTGCGGAACTGCGCAAACTCGACACCTTCAACCGCCTCGTTGAAAATGGGATGCTGAAGATTTCGACTTCCCATGAGTTCAACGACAACGGTATGTCGAAGACCCCCGACAAGTCCGCGCAACTCACGGACGAAACCCACGCTTCCTACGCGCCTACCACCGCACACCTCAACGACGGACGCGGAACTTCGGGCAAGGAAGGCGTTTCCCGTAACTGATTTCATCGGCGGCGCGTCACCGCGCAGAGCCAACACGAAAAGCGGCCGTGCCATTCGTGGCGCGGCTTCTTTTTTTGACAATGCGGCAATTCTTGGAGCATACTACGGAGGCAACATTCCCATGTCCGACAGCACACAGATTGCGATTCTTTCGCTTGAATCGACCGATTCGACATATTCCATTCAGATTTGGAACAGCGCGAAGGGCAAGACTGTCACGATTCGCGGCAAGGGCGAACTTGACGGCGGACGGCTCACCTTCATCACGGATAACGACTTGTTCCGTCTGAAGCAGAATCCGCTTTTCAGCCTTCGCCTTTCCACGGGTACTTACAAGGTGCTGAAAGACAAGGCGGAGATTGAAGCCCATTCGGTGAAGAAGGTTGCTCCGCAGAAGAACGCGCCCGAACACGCTCCGATTCCCGCTCCCGCCCCCGCGCCGAAAACGCCCGCCGCTCTCCCCGAACTGCCCACGGCTGACGCGAAGGTTGAAGACAAGAAGGAAGAGCCGCCCGCCGCTCCCGCAGAGCCGCCTACGCCGCCTCCTCAACCCGCTCCGCTTCCGCCCAAGTCACCCAAAGCGAAGACGGGCGACTTGTTCGACAGCGCGGCTGATGCGCAACAGCCTACCCGCAAGGGCAAGCGTTACGCGGGTCTGCGTTCGCGCAAGTCCGCTCCCGATTCACAACCCGAAGTCTGATTCACCAAACGGATTGAACGACGATGTTCCCCTCCTACGAAACAGACATACCCGACGCGCCCAACCCCTTCAACCCCGTAGCGGGCGACATCGGCGGCTATTCGCTCATGGGCGGCGTTGGCATGGTTGCCTACGAGCCAGCCATCGGCAGTCCAAACGACCCTTCCGCCGCCGACGGCGACGGGCAACGCCCATATTCAGAATACCGTGACGCGCCTTTCGACAGGGACATTTTCTTCTCCAACTTCCCAGAGTTCAAGAACAACGCGCTCTATCCTTCGGAACTTGTCGAAGCGGCGGGCAAGAGGGCGCGGTTCTACATGACCTATTCGCAAGTCAATCTCCTTGACGGCGAAGACCGCAAGTACGCACGTTCGCTTCTCACAGCCCACCTCATCGTCCTCATCACAAGGGCGCGGAACCATGCTGACGGCAACGGAAGCGAAGGTGAAGGCGGCGGCGCGGGAGGCTCTATCGGCGCGGTCGGCGGTTCGGGCATCATTTCGTCCGCTTCCGTTGGCGGCGTTTCCGTCTCCATGTCCGTCCCCGATTCAAAAGACCCTTGGGCTTATTGGCTCAATCAGACTACCTACGGGCAGGAACTTCAAGGCTTCCTTGCCATGCACGTCCCCGCAGGAATCATGGGCATAGGAGAATTCCACCGCGTCTTGCGTTAGAAGGTGGTGGAACATGGGAAACTACGACGGACTCGATGGATTCGCACGGTGGTTGGCGGAAACGAAGCAGAGCGTTGAAGCGGCGGGAAAGACCGCCATCTGCGACATTCCAATTCCGCAAGAGAATCAGCAGTTGGCAGACCAGATTGAGTACGGTCACGACGGCGTTCCGCCCGTCCCCATCATTCGGCAGTCTTGCTCATCGCATGAGGACGAATGGGCGGCTGAAATCTCGTCGCGTCTGCTCAACGGAATCGCCACGGGAAAGACCAACTTCGACGACGACATAGCGGCTACCGAAAAGAAGATGAAGGAAGACGTGCTGAAGGTTGCGGAGAGAATGGGCGCACGGGACGACGCGGAAACCATTTTCAGAAGTTATGCCGATTTGTTCGGTCCAATCCTTGACGAGGAAGGAGCGTAAAACCTATGGCACTTTTCAACGTTCTTGAATCTGCATTGACACTTCTGCCTACCGTCACTTGGCAGTTCCGAAGATACACGGGCAAGACCGTGAACGAACTTGGCGTTGCCGTTCCGCAGTATTCGGAATGGAAGACTTGCCGTGGCATGGCGCAACCCGTACAGGCGACGAAAGACCCCAACCTCGGACTCGACTACGCGAAGAAGATGTACAACTTTTGGGGTTCGGTGAAGTTGAACGGTCTTGACGTGCAGGACGTGCCAGACCAAATCCGCTTCTTGGGGCGCATTTGGATTGTCGAGTCCGACACCGATTGGGTCGTGTACAACGGATGGCACTCAATCACCGCATACGAGGACAAGCGCGAACGCGCAGAATGGAAGAAGGATGCGGGGCTTCCGCACAAGCCCACGCACGAACATATGCCGCCCGACGACCCCAATCTCGGCAAGGTGGCGGATTGGGATTGTCCCAATTTCGGGGAAAAGAACGTGCCGAAAGTTTGACAATAGGGCAATTCGCAAGGTATGGTTCTGACTGAAAACATGGTTTGGAAGCGCGTCATCGATGTCGCAAACATCGGTCTGTCCGTCATGGGCATTCCGTCGTACCACGCCATGCAACATTCACAGCCGATAAACGTTTCAGACCGCAAGTGCGTCCTCGTTTCGCGTGTGGACACATCGCGCATCGGTTGGGTTTCGGAGCATTTCGACAAGGGACACCCCGACAAGGAACTGATGCACAACTTTGTCGAGTGGATTGACAAGGTTGGCTTCCAGTTCTCCACTTTCGCGGACAGGACGCTTGCAGACAGCGAAGACACGGTTTCTTCCTTCGACGTGGTGAATATGCTTGCCACTTTCTTCAACATGGACAAGGGCGTTGAAGAGTGCTACAAGCGCGGTCTTCAGCCGCTCCGCATCAGCGACGTGCGCCGCCCCGCCACGACAAGCGACTCCACGCAGTACGAGTTCAACCCGAACTTCGACGTGTCGTTTGCCGTCCCGCAGTCCGTCCGCTTCGACATTCCAACCTTCAAGATTGTCAAACTGCACCACCACGACGAAAGCGGTCAGATAAACGTCGTGGACGCGCAGTTCTACGACGCGGAGAACGAGAAGAAGATTGACTTGAATCCCGAAGAAGTGAAAGGCTTGGTGCAAGATGGCGATTCCGATTAACAAGTACGTGGACATAACGAGCGGCGTTGCGGCGCGTGACGTGGCTAACCGCCGCGACCTCATGGGTCTCGTCCTCACCGCAAGCGAAGAAGCCCGCATCTACTTCAAGGACAACGGCAACACGGGCGCGGACGGCATTCCTTGGATTGCCGAGTTCGCAAGCGACGACGAAGTGCGGGACGCTTTCGGTAGCCAGTCCGAAGAGTACCACTTCGCCGTGAAATACTTTTCGTTCGTGTCGAAGACCATCACCCGCCCGAAACTCCTCAAGTTCGCCTATTGGGAAAAGGCGTTCCCGTCGAACGACTACGGCTACGATTCGTTCGCCATCAGAGCGTCCAACTCAATCTTTGCGCGTAAGATGCTCGTTGGTCTCGGCAACGTACTCTCCTTCTCCCTTTCGCTTGAAGGTATGCCGTATTCGTTTTCGATTGACACCGCTTCCCTCATGGAGACGAAGTACGCCTCCGACGACGATTTCTACCTTGCTCTTGCGGCGGAAGTGAACGCGAAGATTCGCTATCTCCATGTGGACATCTACGATGTCATGTCCGTTGAGGACTTGAACACCGACGACGAGGACGAGCAGAACCTCTATCACGGGCGCGACTACTACCATTTCGAGATTCGCCCGATTCGCGACAGCCAAGGCAAGATAGTCCATCAGAGCGGACGGCCGATTTTCGAGATGGTTTCGCACAAGGTCAATCCCGCCATCGTGGAAGAGGGAACGACGCTTCGGATAAGCACGGGCTACCAGAACGGCGAAATCGTCTATGGCGAACCGCAGACCTTGGCGGAACGGACGTACTTCATCGACTACTTCGACGGCGGCGCGGACGGCAC